TCGGTCACTATCAAAGATTCAAATGGTTCTCCGGATCCAAGAAAAGTTCTAAAGTGGGAATATACTAAAGATGCAGATGCAATAAGTGAAGCAGAAATCACAGTCACAAAAGATATAAACGATTTGCTTGATTTGTCAAGTGGTCAGGTTGTGGAGATTCATGGGGGAACTTCGACATCTACTGATACTAGGTATTTCTATGGGAAAATCGATAACATAAAACCAGACGGATCCACGTTTGTGATCACTTGTTCTAATGAAATGATTGATCTAGTGAGAAAAAATGTTAATCATATTTATGATAGTTCTGTAGATACGAGCGCCGGCGAAATAAGCGAAATAGTTGAGGATTTAATTGAGACTTATGGAGGATTAACAGCAAGTGTTCAATCAAGCGGAACAGAGGATGGGAAAAGAGTTGATCAATTTAAATGCATAAATGCAGATGTTTATGAAAGAGTTGTCGCATTGAAAAAAGCATTAGGTTGGGATTTATTTTATGATGATGACAATCGAATCGTTCATTTTGAACCAAAAGGATTCACGGATTCAGGAAAAACTCTAACTGTTAAGGATAATATTTTGGGATTGCCAGAATGGGATATCAACACAGATAATATGATTAATGATTTGCGAATAGATGGCGCCACAGTAGAAACAACAATTAGTGAAACTGGACAAATAGGAACCACAACTGGATACACAACAAGTGATATTCTTTTGACAAAAACCCCAAATTCAGCAGAATTATTAATCGATGCAAATGCTACACCAACAACCCAGAAAGAAGGTGGGAGTAAGGATGCGAGTTCTACTGGAGATTATTATATCGATCGTGAAAATAAGAAAATTGTTCCCGCAACTGGCACTACATTCACAACAGACCACTATGCGATAGTAAATTATATTTGGTCTAGTCCGGCGCCGATCCACATGAAAAATCAAGCTAGTATAGATTTGTATACTTCTTTTCAGAAAACACTCGAGATAAGCGATATAACTAGCGTGGCAGACGCAGAGAGCCGTGCTACGAGCATTTTATCGACTCGGAGCGTACCTTTTGTCACAGGGAAAATAAAAGTCAAATTAACTGATGTTCCAGCAAGGGGTCAATTGGTTGAAGTTGTTGATACGATTACTCCGACAGTAAGTGGAAACGCGTTATCTGGATACTACACGGTCAATAGCATAAAATATATGTGGCCAAGCGCCTATGAAGAAATAGAAGTTGGAGATAGCCAATGGAGACTAGCAGACTGGCAAGAAAACACAGAATCAAGATTAAAAAGATTAGAAGAACAATTTGTGAGAAATCAAGATATTCTAGTTGAACTAGTAGATATTGCAAACTCAGAAGATGAGAACTTTTTAAAACCAACTCCTAGATATTTTCAAACAATAACCGAGGCTTATGATGTTTCAAATAATAGAATGATTTGGGACAACGTAGATCATGGAGTATGGGATAGCGATACTTGGGGATCCGGAACCGATACGTTTGAATCCGAAGTAACTGCTTTTATGATTCAGGCAGGGAACGAATATACGGAAGATTTTATTGATGATGATTTTGAAGGGGCCGGAACTGCTACTTGGAGCACTACTGGTTCGGTTAGTTTTACGTCTGGTCAGATTGCCTTAAGTTTGCCTATAGATTACGCCAATTCAACCACAATAACAGCAACTCTAACAAGCACAGAAGTAAGCGGAAGTTTTGATTATGAGATGACAGCTGATGGTACGAATTGGGAAAGCGTGACTAGCGGGACAGCACACACCTTCTCGGATACTGGAACTGATCTTCGTTGGAGAGCAACAGAAAATAACACAAGCACCGGAGAAATTTCACAAATTAAAATAACAGATTATCACTAATAACAAAATTTAAAAACAATGAAAACAATAACTTAATATGGGTACAGGAAATATAATATCAAATAACGGACTCAAGATAGCGCTCAATCGTACGTATAAGGTTACGCCTGATTATACTGCGCCAACTGTTTTTAAAATAGGAACAGGAACAACTACCCCAGCAATTTCTGATACCGACGTGGAAACAGGTGTAAACATAAACGGCGGAGCAACAAAAACAATAGTTTCTGGATATCCAGTTCTAGACGAAACAAATCTACAAGCGACAATAAGGGCTCTTTTATTAACGACAGAAGGAAACGGAAACTCAATAACAGAGTTCGCATTATTTAATACTGATGGAACTGCTTTGATGTTTAGCCATGCAGTATTTGTAGCAATCACAAAAACTACGAGTGTTCAAGTTAGTTTCGTGGAAAAGGAGAAATATGCATAATGGTATACATAGTATCAAATATATTCACAAACGGAACAACTGCAAAAGCAGCCGAAGTTAATGAAAATTTTGTTGATGTGAATAACGCTGCGTATGGAATATTTAATACATTCGAACAAGAAACATTAAGCGTGACTGCTACGACTGGATCGGTATCTTATTCAGAAGAAAAAACAAATCACATAATTAAAAATATTGGTTCAGAAATTGCATATATTAATTTTGATGAGGCAGCGACAACAAGCTCTTGGAAACTTAACCCACTAGATGTCGTTATTTTTGACGGAGAAGCAACAGCAATTCACGCAATCTGCGATACTGCACTAACAACAACATTGAGGATTATTGGACAAAAATGAGTTCACAAATATTAAACCTAAGCGTAACGGATTCCAATGTTAGTGATACGTTTAGTCCGGTGGTTTTATTAGTCAAGATAAAAAACATTGGGACTAGTTCTTGTTATTTTAATTTAGATGCAGCTGCAACAACTTCGCATTTTAAACTAGATCCACAAGATGAGATAGAAATTGGGCTAGACGACATTACTACAGTTCAGGCTATTTGCGATTCAACAGAAACAACAACACTCCAGGCGATAGGGAGTGATCAATGGTAAGAAAATTTATCTCTCCAGAATACCAGGACATATTTGATTTATGGACAACCGAGAGTGGAGGCGGTAATGGGACAGATACTTGGCCAGAATGGTCAAGCATTGGGTCAGACTATTCTGGCCAAACAGCAAATAGTGCTAGGATAATAAGAGGTGCTATTTATACCGATGGAGGAAGTGGTGCTGGTGGAACTAGGATAAATCTTTCAACTACTGGATTTATTAGAAGGTATAGATTGATTTCATTTTTCGCCGGAGGAAACGCAGCATCTTGTAGTATCAGACTTCAAGATTCTGGAGCATCACACACGTTGACATTAACCTCAGGAAACGCAGGAGCATTCTTCACACTTTTGATTGAGGGTGATAATTTAACTCTTTATAGAACTGGTTGGGGAACATTAGCAACTGATACTGCAGTCACAGATATCTCTGCTTGGGGAGATGATATTGATATTCGTATGACTTCTAACTCTGGAGATAGTGGGCGAACAATTATCTCAAATGTGATAGCATCTAAAAAAGTAATAGGAAGTAAGAGAGAACTAGCATTCCCAGTATAAATGGAATACATAAAAAAAGAACTAAGCAAATTAGTACCAATCAGTTTATTAATTTTAATTATAAGTTTTCCATATTGGAGATATGGATTGGTCGGATTAGGTTTATTTTTATTATGTGAGCATCGATTGACCTACGTAAGATGGGATGTTAAAGATATTTTGGGACATGAAACATTCGGAATATTATCATTAGTGATAGGATTATTATTTTTAGGGATGTATATTCAATCTGTAATCTCTTTGATTGTTTATTTTGGATTCGGAACTTATAAGTGGAACGAGGGTGGACTTTCGCCAATTCGATATGCGATTAAGAAGATTAGTTTAAATTAAATGGAGGTAAAACATGGTAAAAACAAAAATAATAGCAGGCGGTAAGCTAGATATGGTTGGAGTAAAGAAGATTGGGAAATCTCTTTTATTGACTATTGTAGCGGCTGTTCTTGGATGGATTGGAAATATGACTAATATAATTGACTACGGATCAGCAGAAACATTAATCGCAACATTCCTACCATTTATTGTAAATGCAGGGAATAAGTATTTTAGAAAGTATGAATCGTAAGGTTTATATACGATAAAACACACTAACTATTAGAAAATATCTCGACAACGATTTATTTTCATGGGGCCATGATTCTTTAGTCGGCTGATTGGTCCCAATTATTCTATAGGAGATTTTAAAAAGGATCTATTTCTTAGGTTTGTTATGCCGGCGAAAAAAGATGACATTTTAACTAAACAAACAGGATGTATATTAGTACCTAGTGAAACTCGGTGGTTCAGCCCTTCTGATTGCTTCTCGCCTTTGGCCAGATCAGTGAAAGTAACGTTACTTAACCAGGGGCTAACTTACTGAAAATCCTTTTTTTTAAAAAGAGAATTTTGATAAAGTTAGTTTGAAGAAAAAGAAAAAGATGGAAAATAAAGGAGTAGAGATGGCGTTGAAAGCAAGAGTTGATAG